ATCTCTTTGGCTTTAGACCTTTACTGGCACTTTATACACAATGGACTCCAAGGCACACTCACCACAGACACAGAAGAAAACCGAGATATGTTCCGGTCAACCCTTGCCATGTACATGGAAGGTCTACCCAAGGAATACCGGATACCGCTTCTTGCCCACAACCGGAATCAGCTTCAACTCAAGAATCGCAGCCGTCTCTTTTATCAAGTCGCGGGGCTTAGAGCAAAAGGCTCACTTGGTCGCGGTAAGGCCATTACATTTCTACACGGAACTGAAACTTCGTCCTGGGGTGATGAAGAAGGGCTAGCATCACTGCTGGCTTCTTTGGCTGAAACCAACCCGAATCGTTTGTACATCTTCGAGTCCACTGCGCGTGGCTTTAATATGTTCCACGATATGTACGTCACCGCGAAACGCGCAAGAACACAAAGAGCAATCTTCTGTGGCTGGTGGCGTAACCAGTTCTATTCTGTTGATGCTGATTCACAGATTTACAAAGTCTACTGGGATGGCAAGCTAACACCAGAAGAAAAAGAATGGACACGCGACATTAAGAAACTCTACGACGTAGAGATCAACAGTCGGCAAATGGCCTGGTGGCGTTGGAAGCTGCATGAGGGCATCAAAGATGATGCGCTGATGTATCAGGAATTCCCGCCCACAGAAGACTATGCGTTCATCATGACGGGAACTTCGTTCTTCTCGAACGCTCGTTGTACGGACATGATGAAGATCGCCAAGAAGATTGGTTGCGACTACTACCGCTACAGCATGGGCGCGAACTTTATAGACACAGAAGTGGTGAAGTCTACGGAACGCTTGGCAACTTTAAAGGTATGGGAGGAACCCGTTGATACGGCTTATTACGTTATTGGGGCAGACCCTGCTTATGGCAGTTCTGATTGGGCTGATCGCTTTTGCATACAAGTCTACCGTTGCTACGCTGACGGTATGGAGCAAGTTGCAGAGTTTGCGACACCGGAGATGAACACCTATCAGTTCGCGTGGGTGATTGCCCACCTTGCTGGCGCTTACAAGAACTCGACATTGAACTTGGAAGTCAACGGCCCTGGTCAGGCAGTCATCAACGAACTAAGAAACTTAAAGCGGCAGGCAGCTATGCTGACAGGCCAACAAGGGTATGACTTGATGAACGTGCTTGGTAGCATGAGCAACTATATCTGGCGGCGTAACGATACCTTAGGCGGGATCAGTAACAGTATCGGCTGGATTACGACATCACAGACTAAAGAGCGAATGCTGTCGTACATGAAGGATTACTTTGAGCGCAACATGATGGCGATCTATTCGACCGAGTTGATTGATGAGATGAAGACCATTGTGCGTGAAGGCTCTAGCATTCAAGCAACCGGTAGGAATAAGGATGATCGTGTAATGGCCTCTGCTTTGGCTTGCGCGGCATTTGCCGAACAGGTGCAGCCGAAGCTAATCAACATGAAAGTCACCCGTGAGATGAGTAGAAAGACTGATGACATGACGCCAGAGCAGGTGGCGGTCGGCAGGAACGTATCTGATTATTTGAAAAGGATTGGTATTTATGGAGGCAGTGCGTGAACGACGTTATTCCTAAAAAGGAATTATTAAAAATTATCAAAGCATTCGTGGCTGATGAAAGGCGCGGTATCCCGCTAGAGTTGTTTTCTGAACTCTGTGGTGTTGATCGCAAAACGCTCTACAACGTCTTCATTGTTGAGAAGTACCCAATGACAGAGTTAGTCCAGCGCAGGGTGTCTAAGGGCTATGAATCCTGGCGCGATGGCGAGATTGCTGTGATGGAACGCTACGGCAAGAAGTGGTTTGAGTTTCGCAAGACACCCAAGGTAAGAATGGTTAGAGGCTATGGACTTACGGTTAAAGATGGCGAGATCAAACTGGATATTGGTATTAAGAATCGTCTTGATTATACTGGTTATTCACTTGATGATAAATTGAAGGGGATATGATTATGGGAATATTGCGTGATTATCATTGTCAGACACACGGCTACTTTGAGTCGTTTGACGCCAAGTGTCCGATGAAAAGCTGCAATGAAGAAGTGTCTATCGTGCATCTTCAGCCGGTAGGTTTAAAGTCTGACAAGACTAAGCACAATGACAAGACGTTGAGTCAGTTGGCAATTGACTTTGACATGAGCGATATTAAGTCAGTGCGTGAGGGCGAAAGTCAGTCTGGTTATTTAACGCGCAACAACAAGACGCCGCCAGAAGCGCCAAGAGAGCAGCGCCCTGGTGACGCTGTGATGTGGGGGAATACGTCCGGTACTCGCTGGAATCTAGACAGCTTGGTGAAAGGCAATGGTTATCGTTCTATTAACGGCGAACCTGTTGGCGTGAACCCTAAAGACCTAGGTAACTTGACAGCACCCAAGGCTGCGAGTTATATAGCCGATCATGATAACCTGCAAATAAATCCAAATGCGGATACCTAGCAACCCACTACAGCGTGAGGAGTTCTATCTGGACTTGATCCAGAAGTGCTTTGTGTCACGGGAGGAGCGCAAGGCTGATTACTCCGCACTTCGATCCTACTATTTGTTTGGTTCAGCGCCGGAAGAATCACCGGCGCTTTTTAACAAGATTTTCCCGCATATCGACCAGTTGACCTCGTTCCTGTATTCCGCAGAAACGACACGGTTTACCATCAACATCGGCGCTGAAGTTAGTCCTCAAGAGCATCGGAAGATTCCGATGTTGACTAACAAGCTGAACGACGAATGGCTAAACAGCAACTGTGATCAGGTCTTCTCTACCGCCCTGACCTGGGCGCTGTGTTTTGGCACAACCTACGTCAAGCTAATCGTCAACAATGGCATTCACCCGTACATGGTGGAACCGGCAGGTATTGGCGTACTGCGTGAGGATGTTCCGTACACTGACCGCCAAGAAGCGATAGCGCAAACCTATTACATCACCAAATCGGAACTGTACGCCCGTCTGTACTCTCATCCCAAGCGTGATGAGATTGTGAAGCGCGTAACGTCTTCCTACCAGCCACAGCAACTAGACATCCCTGATGGCATTGACCGCATCATCATGTCACAGACCAACCCAACGATGACCGGTACGGTCAACTTGGACTTGTCTGGCATGAACCGCTACAAGGCGCGGGTGTCAGAAGATACGGTAGAAATGACCGAGTTGTGGGTGTGGAACGATGAAACGATGGACTATCAGGTGGTTACTATCGCCGATCCAGACGTCATCGTTTACGACCGACCAGGTGAGCAGGTATTTTTGAAGGGTGAATTGCCATTCATTCAACTTTGCCCTAACCCAATGTACGATTACTACTGGGGGCAGAGCGAAGTACAGCGTTTGGTGTTCTTGCAGTCGTTGCGGAACAAGCGAATGACGGAGATTCTGGACTTGCTGTCTAAGCAAGTTGCGCCACCTACAGCGCTGATTGGCTTTACCGGCATCTTGGATGAGAAGAACTTTGCGCTGAATCGGGCAGGTGGCTTGCTGGCAACCGATATGCCTAACGCCAAAGTCGAGAAGATGGCTCCGCAAATGCCAGGTGACTTGTTCGAGGTGATCCGTGAAGTGGATGCGATGTTCGCGGAAGCGTCAGGTATTACAAGTGTACTCTCAGGACGTGGAGAAACCGGCGTCAGAAGCCAAGGTCACGCCTCCCAACTCGCCCGACTCGGCTCCTCCAGAGCGAAAAAACGTGCGCTCGTCATTGAAGATAGTCTCGAAAAAGTATCCACGCTGTTCTTAAAGCTGATTCAAGCTTATGATGACACTAGGCTGGTTGATACTGAGGGTGTGCCGTTTATCGCAGAGCAGTTCACCAACAACTATGTGGTGAAGGTGGACGCCCACTCCAATAGCCCGATCTTCACTGAAGACCTGCGACAGCTTGCCTTCAATATGTTTAAGGCTGGCGCTATCGATAAGGAATCTCTGATAGATTTGCTTGAACCTCCGATGAAGCAGTTGCTGAAGGAAAAGTTGAAGGTAATGGAAGCAAAGCAGGCGCAGCAACCGCAGCCGCCGCAGCAAAGTAAACCTGACTTGAAAGCAGTGGGGGAATAATGGCTCAAGACACTATTGCACCAAAAGCAGATCAGCCAAGGACAGG